GCGATGGGCGGTGCGTTGCTAGGTTTACCCTACGAAGGCTTGCAGCATGAGTCATACATAAAATCGTGGCTCAAATCTCTCAAGTCAGACCCCAAGCATATCGTTAAGGCAGCCAAGCAGGCTTCTAAAGCTATCCACTACCTAGAGGAGAACGGGTCTACCGTCCTATTAGAGGAGGCGGCATAGGGGTGCGGGGTTTATTTTCCCCGCCCAAATTTTTCTAGTTGATAAGTGCTGGATGGTAACCAGCCGAAACGTCCAGCGGGGCGTCCTAGATAACCAATACCTGAGGAGGTATCCCATGAGCGATTTATCAAAAATAGCAGTAGCCACAGCATTTGAGTTTGAACACAACATGGAAATAGCGGCAGAGCTGCACCGCATGAAAGCTATCGACATATACTCTAATTTAGTTGGCGGCGTGTATGGTGAAGTACGCGATATTGGCGGCGGTGAAATGGAAATAGAAGTAGCTGCCAGCGAATCCCGCACCGGCTACCCCATTTTATTTACATTTGAAGAGGTGGCGGCATGATACAAGAACAGGCTTTTTATATGCATCTCATAAGTGGGGACGTTCAATCGGGAGCCGAATGGCTTAGCGATATAGGTGAGAGCGCCAAAATGTGGGATTATGACCCTAGTATCGACATTGACATTCTGGCGCCGGTAGAGCTAGTGAATGGCGAATGGGTGGCAGCATAGGGGTGAGGGGATTTCTTTCCCCGCCTCAAAAAAATCTGTCTGATGAGCTGCGGGCTGGTTACCCGCCGAAACCCCTCAACGGGGTCACAGAAAACCATGCCGGAGGAGGCATCTAAATGACAAACGTAATAGTGATCGAGGATATCAATAATTTCGTGGGCATGATTCCGCACGACCATGATCTTATTTGCTATGAAAAGGGAACCGACCCCATGGACGGTTTGGTCTTGTACGGTTTTAACGAGGTCGGAATGTTTGACAGTGAGTTTAGGTCTCCAGCTTACGCATTCTGCGATCTTGAATTGGAGGCATCGAATGAGAAGTCAAACCATTAACAATCTTGCAGTATCTGGACGATAAGGGCAGCACCGCCCTAGACTCTGCAAGCCATAGAGTTTTAGCCGCCTAAGTGGCACACTAAAACCAAAAATCACAAGGAGAGCTATATAATGAAAATAGAATCTGGAAACTGGGATGCTGACAAGGTCGGCGTCCAGTACTTGGTCGAGGAAATACTCAGCCGAGACGCCTGCATTACGGTCAACGACGGCACGTATAAAAATGTGATTAGTCTCTCAGACAGTCGCGATGAGGTTATCGAATCCCTGACCTGTACCGGCGCGGACTACCTCATAGCCTCGAAGAGTGACGGCGTTCAGCTTGGCTGGTTCTGCCTGAACTACGGCAAAGGCGGCATCATAGTAATCACCTATCTGCGCACCGCGTTTTGCCAAGAGGTCTATGACCGAGCCGGTGAGAGACTGGACAGTGACGTGACTTCTCGGTACGCAAATGGTCAACAAAAAAACCGCTGGGTTCAGGTGCAGGAACCCACTGTCAATGTTGTAAAAGACGCTGATGGCGAGTGGCGCGACGTTTAAACCTTAACCGAAGCCAGATCGTGAGTCGCCAAGACTTAGACCATTAGCACTTAAAGCGATCCCAAGCAATAACACCCACCCCGTCATCTAAGGCAGCCAGCACTACTTGGCTGCTTTGCTGTGTCCGCTCGGTAACTGTAGTGCTTCCCTATTGGAGCATGTTGCATAGGGGGAGGGGTTCTTTTTCCCCGCCCCGAAAAATTCTAGCTGACGAGACCGGACGGTAACCGGTCGAAACGCCGCGAGGCGTCCTAGATAACCAAATCGCCGAGGAGGCAATCAAATGGAAATCAAACGAAAAATCATTTCAGGCGCAGTGCAGCGGCTTATCGGGCAGTTCAGTCTCGACGATTTAACCGCGATATATAAGGCTGAGCAAAATTCACACCACGCTTCCGCCCAACTAGGCATCAACGCACAAATAGCCGCGCAGGATAGCGCCCAAACATTAATTCGAGAAATTGTTGCGGGGCTTTCTGATTACAAGATCGACAGAATGGAGAGCAACATAAAAACATCGGCGAGAGACTTGGCTAGATACAAAGCGGAGGTGACAGCATGAACGCCGCACATTTAACCGCATTGCGTGAGCTAACCGATCAAGGCTACGCCGTAATTCTATGGACGCCCGAGGAATTAGGCGACACCTCTGCCGAATGGGTGGAAGAGCAGAGCATCGCTTACGGATGGGACAATCTAATACCCCAAATAGAGGACGAAGAGGACGAAGAGGACGAAGCATGAACAGAGAACGCATGACCATGAAAACCGCCGAGATGATCCGGCATGAGTACCAGCACACAAATATCAGGCAGATGGAGCTGGCAAAGAAATACGCAACCAGCCAGCGCACGGTGTCCACCATCGTCAATCACAAGAGCTACATGCCCAGAGTCAAACTGCCCAAAGCCGGTGATCGCTACAAGATGAACCTCAAGATGATCACCATTTGGGTAAGACCAGAAGACCTGCCTGCCGTTATGCATTACGACAAAACAGTCCCCAAGCCAGCGGATTGCGTGCGCAAGGTCATCTAGCCTTACCCAAACCTTGCAACATGGAATTGTGCTTTTGCTAGCCGATGAGCTGCTGAGTGGTTATCAGCCGAAACGCCCGACTATGGGCGTCCTAGTAAACCTATTACCGCAGGAGGTAATCATGACCGATCAAGACAACACCTACGAAAGCCTAGCGGCTGTACTCCTTACCATGCTCGACAACGAAAACGTCAACAAGGATTTTGCCAAAGCGGAAATAATCCAGCTCGGGAAGACCTTGGATATTGTCCTGAAATTCCACATATTGAAGGTGAGCGCATGAAATACTACATCTACAAACTCGACCCGCAGCAGCGCCAAACTATCCATTTGACGCACAGCCTGTCCGCATTTCAAACACTTGAGGACGACGGGCAGGAGTTCATCGTCTACACCAGCATCAAGAACGTCTGCAAGGACAAGCCTTACGCCTTCTACAGAGCTGATGGCGGCAAGCTGCGGCGGAACAAGTACAAGTCGTCGATGTACAAAATCAAACAGATGCTAGGAATGGAGTGGGCAGCATGACGATAGAACAGTTCAAACAGCGATGCGCACAGGCGGATTGGCATTATAACTACAGCGACGACCATGCGGTCTGGAATCGCGGCAGGCTGGAATCGATGGAACTCAACCGGATAGCCAAGGAGAAGGGAAAGGAGTTCATCGAGGCGCTGAGAGAGGCTGCCAATAACTCATGAGAATATTCCCATATTGGTGCTTTACGATGCCATGGACGGCGTCTTTTTTAATCACTCCTTTACCCTTACAAAGCAGAGGTACTAGAATGGCGTTCCTTATCTTACAAATACTGATGGGCACTGCCCTTCTGGCGCTTCTATACGGCGCGATGCTGATTGTTAACGATAAACAGAATGAATGGGAACAGCGCAACAAAAAAGGAAGTACGAACAATGACAACGAATGATGAATATCTGGCGCTTATAAAGGAGCACAACCTGACATCGAAACAGGTCAGTGAGATTATAGGCGTATCGTTCCACGCAGCAGAAAACTGGAAGCGCACAGGTGAGCGCCTTGTCCCAGTTCCTAAGGTTGTGCTGCTCGCTCTGAAACTGAGTATCTCTGCAAAATCCGCAGAGGAATAAGGAACGCCCACTTCGCGAATCTGTCCGATGGGCCAGCTATTCGGACAGGCTCCATCCCCTCACTCAAGATGCAGTCAAGTATCCCTTCCCGAGAAAACCACAGCAATTCCTCCCCTGTATCAAACACCCAATAGTCAGCTTTAGACACCGTCAGAGCAGATGCTTTGTTGTGGTAATACTCAACAACAATGTTGCCTGTTTTCTGTGACATCAAATCAAGCTTTACCTCTACAGACTTCGCCAGCTCAGGTATCCAGATGTCAAAGTCAGGATGCACGCCGAGCATTCTGTACGCCAAAGGAAAGGCTGCTTGGAGCTTCTCAAGAATCCTGTCTTCAGCCGCGTTGCCTGTTGATAGATCCTTGGCGAACGTCATCTGCGCTTCCACAGTATCTTGACGCCAGCCTCGACCATATCCCTGCTGTGAGCTGGGTAAGCGTCTGTCGGTATAGAGTCTATAGCTTGCCTGCGCTCTTCCTTTGTTGGCAAGGACAGGATCTGGTCAGGCAGGTAGAAGATTACAGAGGCTAGTGCTAAGTCATGAAACTCAGGCTCAAGGTTAGCCCGTATGTATTCGACGACTCGGGGGTAGTATATTTTTTTCGCCGCGAATTTTAATTCAGCCTTCAGTTGCGCTGGCTTCATTAGGAACCTCCAGCAGCTCACGCATGAGAAGCAACCCAGTGTGCCAACCAACCGTTATTGTCTCGTCTGGCTTCATCGAATACTCGGTCATGACAGACAGCGGGAAAACCATTCTGATCGGCTGTCGGTCATACTTGTAAATCAAGACCGGTATATGAGTCCCGCCCGCTGAGACCTTCGCCTGCTCCCACCACTCTGCCCTGTGCCAAGATCCGTTGGCATAGCGCTTGGCTTCGATCATCAAGTTGTGGAACTCAATGTCAGCCTTGCCTGCGGTCTGGTACTGGTCGAGGTTTCGCTTCAGGTGTGACGCGCAAGCGCCAAACTCATCTTGAAATATCTTGATGAGTTCGCGCTCGAAGGCATGACCTTTAGCTCGACCGTTAATCAACTCTCAGCCTCGATCAGCCAACCAAGATAGATCTGGGCTTTCTGTAAACTTATTATCTTGCCGTCAGGATGATTCTCATAACGCCATACGTACTTCTGGACGTTACCCTTTAAATAACCTTTGAATTGATCAGCATTCATCGAGCTTTTTGTCGCATCTATACACTCAATCGCGTCTGCTGATTTTTTGTAATGTTTGGGATTTGTCACCGCGTCCCATTGTTCGGGTGTTGCCAGATTAATACTCATATCCTCATTCTCCTTCAGCACGCCATGCAGGGTGCGATTCAGTTGTTGTAGGTGCCGCTCTGTCATCTTCATTTATCCTTTCTCTAACCCACTCCAGAAGCTCTAGCTGTGTTCCGTAACGATCCTCAAATCTCACCTTGAAAGGGTGCCGACTGGTGACCTGCTCCGAATCAACACCTGACCTATGGTGGTGGTAGCAAAGTGGAATGCTCTTGAGGTGAGCATCGACCTTTGTCTTTCCGTCGATGTGGTGAATCTCCGCCGGAGTCAAGACCCCAAAAACCTTCCGGCAGACACAGCACCCAAACTCTTGAATGCGCGACATCCATCGACGCTCTTCAGCCGTGGGGGTGCGTCCTTTCATGCGCCGTAAACTCGCTTCTCCATTCGGACGCTTGCCTGCTTGGTCTGCCACGTTTTGAACTGAATCTCGGCAGCCATCAGCTCAGCCCTTGCCGCTGCAAGCTTCCCTTTGGCTACGCCGCGATCAAGCCGTGCGCCATAGGTCTCCATGCTTTCGTCTGCCGCCCTGAGCTGCGCCGCATTGGTCTTCGCACCTCCAGCTTCTGCTTTCATCATGACTACAGCCACTGTACGCCTCTCTATGGCGTCGGCTTTAGCCAAGTCCCACTCAGCTATCTCGACAGCCTTGCCCGCGCCTCGAATGGCTGCCGCAAAGTCTTCTTCGTCCATAAATGACATGTTAATTCTCCTTCGAGTAGGTGATGTAATACTTGGGCTTGGTAGCCTTCCGGTCACGGTATTGACAGCAAACAGGGTCGAACTCAAACCCAACTTTCCCCTCATACATGCCGTTGCGATTCTTGAGCACCTCTAGATATGTGTCCCATTGCTTCACGTACATTACGTTCGGCTCTTCGCCGAGCATGTCAGCCTGTTCGAGGTGCTCGGATTTCTTTTTGTTTTTCCAGATAGATATGAATCCATCAGCCAGGTCGGTAATTGAGCCGCTGCCCTTAACGTCATACTTGTTAGGCGCTGCGTATTCAGACTCACCCTTTCGGACGTGGGTCACTAAGAAAATTGTGACGGGGAAGGACAGCTTGAAATTGACCAGCTTCTCAATGAATCTCTGCTGACCCTCATAGTCGTCTTGTCTGACCATGTTGGTCAGCGAGTCGATCACAAAGACGTTGATGCCGTAACGTCGGTATGCATATTCAAAGCAAGACATGAGGTCGTCCGGCTTGGGCGTCAGCTTGTCAACGAACAGCCACAGGTTCGGGCACATCCATTCGAGCAGCTTCTTCCTGTACGGCTGCGGCGGATTCTCTGACCCTGCTGCCTGACGAATCATTCGCCCCATCGTGCCCTTGGGCGTCATCTCCATGCTGGCGATGAGCACTTTCTGCGACTGTTCAACCGCGTTCAGCGCAAGCTGGTTAAGCCACATCGATTTGCCATGACCGTTGATCCCGCACACTCCCCACATTTCATTCGGGCGGAACTTAATGTCTTCCTCGTCTAGCTTTTCCCAGCCGCTGGCAAACCCTTGAGTGTCGTCCATCTTATTCTCGAAGAAGTCATCGATATCCGACTCAAAATCCATCACTGACCTAAGGGTCTCAGGATCTCGCCAGCGGGCTTCTTGATACGCGCACTCAAGCATCCAGCGTGCCTGATCGTAGCCCTCCTTGATGAGCAGCTCATTGATATCTTTGGTCGGCAGGTTCACTCGGTAGCACCGGTCGCCGAGTCTCGACATGATCTCTGCCGCTGCCAGCTCACCCTGCTCATCCATATCAGTCGCGATTAGAATCTCTTCAAAGCGTGCGAGGTTCTCGTACTCGTTAGCTATCCACTTGGTCTGCTTTGCTCCCTTGCCGCCGCCCATAGGAACAGACAACGCCGGAAAGCCAAGATCAGCGCAGCAAATCGCATCCCACTCGCCCTCGGTTATCCAGATCTTTCTTGCTGATGCTGGCACTGCCTGCCACCCGAACAAAATAGGCTTCAAGTTGGACTGAGTTGACGGATTGCCATCGTGGTCGATGGGCTTGGTCTTGAGGAATACCTGCTTGCCATCCGTGTCGAAAAACGGAAACACAACATCCTTGCCGCCCTTGGCATCTGTCTCGTAGATTTTAAACAGGAAGCAGATCTCGCCAACGTTGCGCAGCCCCCTCTCCCGCTCCATGTATTCATGAAGTTTGGTGCTCGCATTTCTGGCGGGCGGGGTTGGGAGGTTGTAGGTTTTTTGTTCCGCCGGTGCAATTTTTTTAGCGGGGCTATTGTCTCGGATACCGTATCGTTTCTTCGCCCAGTCCATCGCGTCAGTCAGGGAAATGCCGTTACAAATCTGAATAAGGTCAAGCAGGTCACCACCATCGCCGGTCGAAAAGTCCATCCACTTGCCAGACTGATCGCCGTGCAAGTACACGCTCATCGACCTGCCGCGTTCACCCTGCGTCGATCCGATTTTGAAACATCCACTCTCGATCCTGCCATCAGGGTAAAGCTCATGGCAGATCGCAGCGGCATGCTGGGATAGCTCTTGGGACAGTTGCTTGATATCGATCATTTGACAGCACCCAAAAGATCGTTTCGCCGGTCGTTACCCTTGAAGCAATTTAGCGCTTGCCAATCTGGTTTGCCGATACGTTCCCACCCGCGTGAAATCGCGTAACCAACCACACCACTGATATCGAAGCCATGTCGTTTCATAATTTTAAAATCCTCCGTGTGTTCTCGAATCATTCGCTCAGCAGGTTTGCGTTTGCCCCGCTTGCTTAACTTGTACTCCCACCACTCTTGCCAAGCACCACGGGGAGACTCACTAGGACAACTGTTCAGGAGAGCCTGCTTCCATGATGTTTCTTCTTTACTAATAGTTATGGTTTCTATAGTTCTTCTTTGTTCTCGATTATCCGGCGCCGGTAAATCCACATCTGGCGAAACCACATCTGGCAAACCGCTATCTGGTGGGAAGATCCATCGCTCGTCAGTGACCAGCCAATCCCACTTCGCAAATTCGCCTGTCCTGCTGCGGGGTTGGATGCGCTTGATGTAACCAGCCAGCTCTAACATTTTCGTTATGGCTGTGATTTTTGCTGCGCCAACATTGAATACCGTGCATAACTGCCTGTTGGTTATCTGCCAGTCGTCGACATGCGACAACAAGTAAACGAGAACACCCAGCGCTCCTGGGGAAAGTTCGTCATTGCGAGCAATTGATGCAGATGTGCCTCCGCGTAACAGCATGTTGGGAAGCTTTGTGTAGTGGTCTTGCTTGTTTGATGCGGGGCGATAAATCATTGATACATATCCGTGTGTCTTCAACCTAATCTACTGATGAACATACTAATTTGGAGTTATGTTCCGGTCAACTTGTTTTTGCAAGTCTCCGTTGCCACGGGTGAAATAAAACAAAACCCATCAATCCCCTTAGGCGACCTTATCTCGGCACTGTAGCGCAACACTTCAGCCACCGAAGACGTGTTGCACGCCGCGCTAAGCACATATATTTCAAATTATCTACACCTATAGGTTGTAATCTCCATAATAAAGTGGAAGATCGTAAACCTATAAAAAAAAGGAGGGAAAATCCCATGAATAAGTTAGAGCGAGCCGATTGGTTTAATAAGGCGCTCGATATCGCAGGCGTGCCTCAGTGGGGGCGTTCTGCCTCCTTGGTGCAATCACTCGGATGCAGCCCCGCGACAGCGCAGGGTTGGTGCCGAGGTAGCCTCCCCAGTGATCCGGTCGTATTAATTCAGGTTTGCGACACCTTCCAGATAGACCTATACAAATGGGTCAACGGCGAAGATAGACCTACTGCCTACAGTCATAAGGCAATTATTACGGCAGTCGAGACATTAAAAACATTTGAGATAGACTCAGAGATAACCCTCTCACCCAAACAATTTGCGAAGATGTTTGCCGCAATTTTGTCGGCAAGTGATACAGGCAATGCTTTGGAAGTGATAGGACAGGCGCTCAGCCAGAAATAATGAAACAAATTGCTAAGGAGGCAATGGAATTGTCAACACCCATAACTGAGATTTCAGACAAGGAGTTAAGTGATATGTACGAACAGTGGCACAAGGACCATTTCTGCGCAGAGATACCCTCTGCGCTTGGGACATCGCTAATTTACCGAGCACCCAAACAATCTATACTAGCAACTCTCGTCAGGACATATCTGGAGTAATTAAAATTAATCTATTAGTGTTGTTATTAATCTGATGTAGGCGTAGAATCTGTATAGCTATTTAAAGGAGCTATACATGGACACGCTTGCAGCAGTACCCATTACCCGCAGTAAAATCTGGACGACGCTATCCGCGATAGACGTCAAACCCTTCTGTACCGAAACTGAAATTGTCGGGGACAACGTCCTCACCTACCTCCCTTGGATGAAAGCTCATGAGTTAATGATGAGCGTGTTCCCTGAGTACACTTGGGAATTCACCGAAGATCATCGCGGACGCGAATGCCACTATTTTGATGACGGCAGCGCTGAAGTTCGATGCCGAATGACTGTCGGGGGGCAGACCAACCAGACCTATCTGCCGATACATCGAAGCGGCAAAGCCATAACCTCTCCGTCCGCTATGGACGTCAACACTGCTAAGCAGCGTGCTCGCGTGAAAGCGCTGGGCGAGTTTGGCTTGGGCTATCGCATGTGGCTTCACGGCAAGGCAAAAGAAGATGCCGTTGCTACGCCTGATGCAGCGCCTGACGAAATGATTATGGTGCAGTCGCTCTGGGACTCAACAGCAATCGAAGACTCAACAGATTTTGAAGCGGCGAACCGCCTCTACAGTCGCTACACCAAGGGCTTACAAAATAGAGGCTGGACGGACACCACCGGCAACTGGGCAAACCTGTGCAAGCGTAACGGCTGGGAGGACTTCGCATGAGTTTAGCGGCTCAAGGCTCGCCCGAGTGGCACGTAGCACGCGCAGGGAAGATCAAAGCATCTGTCTGCGCAGCGCTTGAAGGTAAGCACCCTTACATGAAGCCTGCCGACTTAGTCCGCCAAGAAGTTAGAGCGTTGGCTGGCGCGGAGAGTGAATTCAAAATGGTTCCGGCGGTGGCTCATGGTCAGTTTATGGAACAGCCCGCGAGGACATTCCTTGAAGTAGCCAAGGGCTACAAGGTTGAGGAGACTGGTCTTGTCGTTCACCCTGTACACAATTTCCTTGCCGCTAGCCCTGACGGGCTGGTGGGTCTTGATGGCTGCATAGAAATAAAATGTCCGTTCCCGCAATACACTAAAGCGCCCTACAGCGTCTTTGACCCCAAGCGCTCCATGTATTTGATGCAAGTGTACATGCAGATGGAAGTGCTTGACGTTGACTGGTGTGACTTCCTTTGTTACCTCGCGAGAAACGAGACGGCTGAGCCTCAGTACACCATCGAGCGCGTCTACCGTAAGGAAGACTTCCTGACTGAGCTAGTGAGCCGGAAGTACATGCCTCACTTCCCTGAAAAGGGCACGATCACTCGACTCGACCTGTACCACGCATGGCACCGCTGGATAAAGGCTGAGTTTGATGACGAAGTCTCAAGATCGAACTACGTCAAAGCCATTGAGGTTGACGCGCCTGAGATCATTAAAAGCGATGCTGACCTGAACAGGTTGACGGCTGTCCAGAACAGAATACATGACATTAAGACACGAATAAGTGACGAGCTAGAGACGCTAGACATCCTCGCGAAGTCGAGCGAAGAGCTTAAAAAAGATATTGCCCAGCGGTATCAAGGTTCTGTCAGCAATGGCAAGACCACCGTTAAGGTGATTATGAAGACGCCCCCAATCGATTACCGCAAAGCGTTTGACTTTCTCGGTGGTGAAGACGGGGTATTAAGTAAAGACGAGTCCATTGATTCATTTAGACGAACAACGGGCAGTATGCAAATCCAAATCATACACGGAGAAGTGTAATGAAACAGCCAACAGCGTTTGAAAGCCTAAAAGCTGGCAAGGGTCGTCTGTACCCGATGCCAAAAGAACGGCGTATTGAAGAATGGAACCGCCTCAAGCAGTACGACTGGGCAACCAAAGCCCACGTACCAAAGTACGACGGGTTCCTGAAATTTGATGCCGACTTGATTGCCGAGTTGAACGCAGCACTAAAGCTGCACGGCAACCAGCCATTTCGATACAACCTTAAAGTCAGCGAGCAGCTCGGCGAAGACGGCAACATCCAGCAGCTCAACGTTGAATACTGGATACCCACCAAACCCGCTGGCGAAGCTCGCCCTGCGGCTACAAGCAGCAACGACATCGATTTCGATGACGATTTGCCCTTTTAACGAAGGAAAATAATATGCCCCTACGCATCACTCGCTCAGTTGACTCTATTCTTTATGGCGGCGAGTTTCTTAATCCGAATGACTTGGAGGGGACATTTGAGCATCGCCTGTGGATTAGGCGTGTCAGAGATACAGCGAAACACCAAGACGCACTGGTGAACGTGACCAGTGCTGACGGTATCTCTGAACACCTTTTATCTGTGGGTGATGAGGGAATTAACTTGGGTGCCGATATTGGCGTGTCCATGGTGGGTATCCAAGAATATTTTATGCGGACCAAACCGCACTGCGATGTGTGCGGTCGTGGCGATGTCGTGAGTGAGAAGATGGTCCCTCAAGCACGCTTAGCCATAGACGCCCCACGAAACTATCAACTCATTCGCCACGACGCGAGGAAAAAAGATGACCGATCTAAGTAAAGAACCGCAACTAATCTATATCGACAGCCATGGTTATGATTTGGCTGACATTGACGACACTTGCAAGAAGATGCTGGGCACTGCCCAGACGGCGGGCAATGGGGTCGCTTTAATTGCCGCTGTTTTAGAGATGGCACAGGTGGGCATTCAGCACACTGTGTCACAAGCAAAGAAGTTGCTGCCGGAACCGGTTGAATTCCCGTCAGATTCCTCCTCATCTGATGATCAACCGGTTCCGCAGCATTAGCCGGAGCGTATCCCGCGCTCAATAGGCAGGCGTGGTTCACCTGTGGCGCAAACGAACCGCTTTTGATTTGGGATGTGATGCGGTATATTACCAGAGCTGCTGATCTCCCCTTACAAGGAGAACAACATGGATATGACTTTTAAAGAAGTGGCGTTAATGTACTTAGAGCAACCTACAAAGTCTGGGAAACATCAAGCAAAAACCCTACGGGTTCAGGAATTTGTAGGGGAGATGATTGATCGGTGGGGTGACCTGCCTATCAAGAATTTTCAACAAAAGGCGCTCGGGGCTGTGTTTATCAGCGAGCTGCGGAAGCGCCCGTGTAAAAATCGGGCGGGCGTGCTGAGTAATGGCTCTGTCAATCAGCGCATCGTGTACCTCCGAGCGGTATTGCACTACGCTTGCAAGGAGGAGTTTATCGAGAGGGTGCCAACGTACAGTTGCTATCCTGAAGGTAAGCGCGAGTTGTTTCTCACGCCTAAGCAGGCTAGAGAGCTGATCAGGTGGCTAGATCCGTTGCGAGCTGACATGGCAGAGTTTTGCCTAAACACTGGCTTTAGGGTCTCCAACATTTGCAATCTCCGATGGGACCAGTTGTCTGATGACTTTAAGACGGTTTATGTTAAGGCGAAAAAAACCAAGAACGGTGAAGCGACGAGTTTCCCTATGAATCGAGATGCCCAGCGCATACTTCGACGCTATAAGGAAAAACGGGACGATCTGATTCGCGACTACACTTGGATAAAGAACAGGGGCGTTGAGCACGTCTTTATTCAAGACGAAGTAAGGAACGAGAAGCTTCTCGGCACGCCGTTAAGACAAACCTCAGTGACGAATCTGACGTGGAAAAATGCAGTAAAAAACGCAAATCTGCCCGAAGAAACGGTGTTCCATTCGCTGCGACACACCTTTGCGTCTTGGCATATTATGTCGGGGACTGGGGAAACCACTCTGATGCAGCTTGGCGGTTGGAAAAACGCCACAAGCATGCAGAGATACATGCATCTAAACCATGAGCACAAAGCCAAGGCGGCAAGTGCGATGGAAGGGATGCTGAGAAGTAGGTGAGACGAACATGTTCTTGCCTGACGACTGTATAAGTATACAGTTTAACATAGTGTGTTTAAGAACATGTCCTTAAATATATTGGTAAGCTTTTGATTATAAAGTATTTATTGGCAATTATTGATTGACGTCTAGAGGATAGGCACCAATTTATTCTTGGCAAGACCATCATAGTTGATTCTTTATTTATCAAGCACTTACGAAACCGAGGTCAGCAGCAAACTGCCTTTGAGGAACATGTTCTTACTTCGCCATATGGCGGGATTTTCTTTGTCAAAAAGGATGGTCTTAAGTCCCTGCGCTAAAAATCTTACCCGCAAGAAAGCTATACATCTCAAAAGTAACGTAGCTCAGAACTGAGATCGCAATCAGTGTTACCGAGTTCCAAAAGAACGCCTTGCGTCTCCTCGCCTGCGCGTACACCATCTTTTCTCTCTGCTCCCGTATGCTCCTGCGGAGATCTATCATCTCTTGATAGCCGGTAGGTCCGTAGGTATACAGAAGCAGCTCTCGCAACTCTCTCTCTTGCTGCTCTAGGCGCTTGCCCCGAGCATAGATGTCAATTGCCTCCTGCTCAACGCTCTTGCTTGACACTATCTTCCTGAACAGCGGGGGGTTATCAGCCTGCCGCTTACACTCAGCGAAGTCTGACGCTGCCCCGTACCACGCACCTATCTGACTCAAGGTGTCCTCGACCTCCCTGCCAGCAGCCACCATAGCCTTCACTGTGGCGAAAGCTTTGGTGGCGACAGCTATGGCGGTGATGGGGTCCAAGACTAGTCCATCGCCTTTCTCGACTCTCTGAATCTCTTGTTGTAAGCATCAAACACTTTATTTTCCTGCTCCAACAAGTATTCAAGATTAGTCCTGCGCGTTTCTTCTTTGGACTCTCTCGACGTGGTGTAGACCTGATCCTCAAGAGCCTTTCTCGTTTTTCGGATCTTATCCAAGTCCTTCTTAGCCTGCTGGTGGAACCCTAAAAGCATCCAAGACACTGGCTTGTACTTTTCTTGAAGCTCCTTGAACTCAGGAGTGCCTCTGGTGGTTTCCTCGAGCCGAGCCTTGACGCCACGCATGTACATATAGTTGTCATAAAACTCAAATCGATCTTCATAGTCAGAAGGTTTCTTAAAGAACCCACCAACAACTGGCAACTTGTTGTTATCAATAGTCTCGTTTGTACCTATCTTCGAGATCGCATCGATTGACTGCACGCCAACTCGACCCACGGCTCCCATTAGATAGTCAAACATGTAATCGATGCGCTCGGGACTGAGGTGCAACAGCCCGTTTTTATACTTATCGCCACCCGTCGCGTCGTTGAGGAACTCTGCTGTTCTCCGCCAAAGTACTGGGGTTGATCGTTTGGAGGCGTAGGCGGTAGACTTCTCTGTGAACAGTTCATTCTGCTCAACAGCAATCTCACTGCCGAAGAAGTTCCTATTGACCATGAGATCCACTGGCAGTTGCAGAGCATCAGGCAGAAACCCTCTAGCCGCCTGCCACACGTTGTCCCCCTTGTCATAGGAGACCGGCAGGAAGTTCAACAGCAGGTTGTCCCAAAGATGCAACCCGAATTCTCCCCCGTCAATGACGCCTTGCTGATACTCAGCGGAAAGTCTTCCCAGATTGGTGAAGAAGTTGTAACCATAGGACAGCGGGACTGCGGCACCTTCTTCGCTGTTATAATTGACAAGCAGCACTCTGTTTTTGGCATGCTCAGGTAGGTCGTTATAGCGCAGCTCGCCATCGTCATCTTCTTCTGATTCATCGATGTTTCGCATCGCGGTCCAGAAGCCCGCCATAACCAGCGCGGTAGCGACCATTCTTGCTTTGGTAAATTCCTTTGCGCTGCCATCCGCGTTGGTTCCGGCACCCATCGCCTGAACGAAGTTAACGTTGCCTTGGAATGCTGCGTTAAAGAACAGGTACAATGCCCCAAAAGTCGACGTATCTTCGCCTTTCCTGTTGAAGTTTACCGTCAGGTCTTTTGCTAGTGTGGCTGCGGTCTCTCTGTCCGTCCCTGCATTGCGTGCAGCGATATAGGCTGAGAGCCTGATAGCGTTTTCACTCGTTTTGTTCCCGTCCTCAACCCCTTTGGCTAGGTAGCTAAATATGGATTTAATCTTGCCCTTCCTGAGCTGTGAATTAAGCGCCCTCAGTTGCTCTTTTTTATCCTTCATCATAACCATACCGGTCGAAGCACCATCTTCATGGAACTCGCGGGCGTACTGATCCATCTTGTTGCCATCCCTGTCCGGCTTGCCTCTGTAGTACCTGTAGAGCGCCCTAATAGACGGGAAGTAGTTCTGTACCGTTTTGCCAAGGATTCCTTCGCCTTGGACCCTTGATCCTTTTTTATCCGACTCTGCCATCGCATAGATCAACCCTGTAGCAACGTCTCGGATTGGGTTGGTTACCATCCATGCGGGGTTGTAGTTGATCAGCATGTTGCGCCTAAACGTCTGAAACCTAGTCAAGCCATTGAGTATGACGTCCATCGCTCCGCTTGCCCTTGATAGCATTGGAACGCTCATGTTCTGAAGTGAATGATTTAGCGTGTCGCTATTAAAGTGAATCAGGAATGTTTGACCACCTTTCTTCACGACGACGTACTTAGGATCATTAGGGTACTGACCTGAGTCTCTGACCTCCCTCCGCATATCATCGATGTTCTTCATCGTGTACTGATCGTTGTCCATCGGCGGGCGGAACTTGTTGTTGTAGATCGTGTAAGACTTGGTCTTTATTGAACCGCTCTCAAGCGAGTCCTCCACCTTGGCATTACCCAGTGCGCTTAGCAGCTCTAATAATTTTTGGGAGACTTCATTTTTTCTCGCCCGAATAATTTTCTTTTGAATATCTTCTATTGATTGCAGCAGCGGGTTTACAGGCAGAGTCTTTCTACCCTTGGCTTTTAGGCTTTCGCTACCCACTATCGAGAAGCCTCGCGAGCCAGTACCGGCGCTATACTCATCGTTTTCAAACTGCGCTGCGAAACCCTTCAAAGGAACGTAGTACTTAAAGTTTGCTTCCCAGTCTTCTTTGGTTTCCGAGTCAAGCAGCTCCGCTTCTACCATACGCGCTCTGCTCTCGTCGTGCATTTCATAGACCTTGGCTGCTATTTTCTCCATAGCCTGAGCAGTGCCCTCACGCTCAGCCATGCTTAGGATTGCTAGTGACTGGGCATACGTCATACCGCTCCCCGTGTCTTGAAACTTCAGAGGGTCTGTCTTGTAGCCGTTCAACAGCTCTCTCTGAGTCTCCAGCGCTACTGTGTGGTCTACGCCATCGTCGTCGAGCAACCTTTCAATTTCATTTTCGGTGCGAGCGATCAACTTCTCTTGATTGGCTTTGACCTTGGCTGCTATAGAATCGTTTCTTTCTGGCGCGTGCTTAGCCAGCAAATAAGTGCCGACTGCCTCCACGTCGAACCCTGCTTTGTAGATCATCTCTCCGAGTGGGTCTATGCGGTTCTTGTGAAACTCGTCTAAGTCTTTTTGAACCCTGCCGTGCGAAAGGTTCTCCTGATCTCTCGGAGACAAGCCCGCAGGCAAACGACCATATCCAAGGAATTCGGCAGCTTGATCTTCAAACTCTCGAAGCGCCTGATACCTGTCGCCAAACGACCTGTATATCTTCGTTTCTCTAAATCGGCGGGCTAGGTCAGCCTGAGAGTCCATCTCATCATTAAAGCTAAACT